TCATGCTGACGCTCGACTCCGGCCCACCCACCACACGGCGCCGGCGGCGGCCGCCAGCGCGACGGCGACCGAGCCGAGTGAGATCAGCAGAATCCGTCGATCTGAGTGTCTGTCTTCGCAGTACTCGTACGCAGCAGCGCCGCGGCTCATATCGGCATACCAGTCACTGATCGCAGCTTCGGCACCCGCTCGAATGTCCGCCTGCGATCTCGCGCCCTCGTAGTAAGAGGATGTGTCACTCGAGTCGAAACTCGATGAGTATGTCCAGGATTCAGACGACGAGAAGATCGTCCCGCAGTCTGCACCCGGTGCGCGCATTGTCGACATCATCAACGGTACGCACACGATCAGCACGACCACCGCCCCGGCGGCAGCCAGGATCGTCACCAGGCGGCTCGTGGTCAGGTGCATAGCTTGTCCTTCATCGAGGTGACTGTAGATTGGACGACCGGGCTACGCGGGTCCTCAGCGCCTATTCCTCCGGTCAGCGGACGCGCTCATTCGAGAGCTCGCCATTCCGTCGCCAACTCGATTCGGTCAGCCACCTCACAGATCCGCTCCCACGTCTCAAGCTGGAAAACGGGTTCATAATCCAGCTCCGTGGCGTCGGTTACGTACCTGTCGAGCTGCGAACTCGTATACCAGATGTCGTCGACCCGGACCGCGACGAAGCGGAATCGATCCTTGAAGAAACGGATCGTCGAGAACTCGGGCGGTTCGCTGTAGACCCGCTTGCCGTTCGACGTGCTGCCGACGGGGCGAGGCCAAGCCTCCTCGCGTAGGTCTCGAACCTCACTTACCAGGGAGGCTATCAACTCCCGGTCGGATTTCAGATGCCTCCGGAGCTCCGCCTCGACCTCGCTCATTCGCTTACGAGGCATCAGATTTGCCGCCAGCGGGAGCGTTGCAGTCCATTCGGAAAAGCTTAGTGGCCCCGCCAAGGAACCGAGGTCGTCCGCTCAGAGGAAGCGTTCGACCGCTGACCATGGGGCGTCAGGCGTGTCGCCGTTGATCGCCTCGTCGAGTTCCTCGGCGAGGCGAACCACGAGCACCCGAGGATCATCGCCGCGGCGGTCGTCGCCATTGTCCTCGGGGTCGCCCGGCCAGTAGCCGTGCTCCGCAGCCCACATCCGTCTCTCTTTACACCACACCTCGAAGACGTCTGGATAGCTACCGTCACCCGGTTCGGGCCCCGTGCACTCCCACCCCTCGTAGCCATTGCGGTCGCACCACATTCGAAACGACCGCAGCTCATCTGGAGGTAGCGCTCCGTGCGTTCTCCGCCCTCGTTGCCAGTGCGACCGGCGCCTCATTCAGGGGCCTTTGATGTCGTACGTTCCTCGCGCAGAGCGCCGTTGCGGCTTCGGCGAAGACTCGTCCTGCTCGCCGGTAGGCAAACCCAGGACTGCAATCAGACGGGCGAACGTCACACGCTGCTGGCGAAGCTCAGGCAGTGCGGGATGTACACGCGTCCCCTGCGACGACTCGTTCAGTACCCCATCCCGGTCGAGCGTCCGCTGCAACCGGTCGAGAGCGTCCGCGGTCCGGCACGCCTCGAGTAACAGCTGCTCCTCGTGAGCCGACAGATCCTCATACTCCTCGAACGTCCGCTCCCACAACGCCCTGCCCGCATCGTCGAGCCCCGGCGGGGGTGCGGGCAGGTCGGGTGGCTCCACGTCTGTCGGCTGCGTCATTGGGACCTCCTAAGGGTCGATTCGATTCAGGGTTTCGGGGAGGGGCCTGCCAATGCCGTGAGGGGCGAAACTCGGAGCGGGAGGGTGGCACCCCCCACCCCCTTCCGCCCTCGGCCGTGCGTCAGACGCCGCTGAACAGGTTGCTGACCATGTACGTGAAGCCGGCGGAGGCGAAGGTGTTGTACTCCTGGAGCTTCTGCAGGTCGCGGAGCTTCTCCTCGGCTGCCGGATGGTCGCTGAGGTGTTCGGTGATGATGCTGGTCCAGCCTTCGCTGACGGCTCGGGCGAGGATGGCGGAGACGAGGCTCTTGTCGTCGGAGAGCTTCGCGGTGCCGAGGAGTCGTCGGGCGTCATCACCGCTTTCGATGCGGGCCGCTCTGTCCTGTGCGTCTCGGTAGGCGATGATCTGGTTGGGGTCGCTGCTGGTGGTGCCGGTCAGCCCGAACAGTTCCTTCGAGAGCTTCTGCTTGCGGTCTTCGACGAGGTCGACCTCCTGCTGTCGCAGCTTGCTCAGGCTTTCCTTGGCGGTCTCGTAGTGATGTTGCAGCGCTTCACGTTTGCCCAAGTCGGACAGCGAGGTGTTGTCCTTGACCTGTCGAACAGCATTCTCGTAGTTGGTCCGGACGTTGTCTGCGCGGTTGCGGACGTCGGTGATCTGGGACTCGAGGTAGGCGAGAGACATGGTGTATTCCTTCCAGGGTTGTTGCTGGCTATCGAGGTGGTATCGGCGACAGGTTGTCGCTGACTGTGGTTGGGACGCCCCGGGCTACGAGGTAGGGCCCGAGCTCGTGTTGCAGTGCTCTGCGTTCAGTGGGGTTGGCAGAGGCGAGGAGGTTGCGGGCCGTGTCGACCAGGTCGTCGGTGCCCATCCCGTCTAGGAGTCGTTGAGTCTGACCCCAGTAGCGCGCAGCTCGAAGCTCTGCTGCGATGTCCTCGCGGATCGACTGCAGGACGCTCATCACCCGCCCGTCCTCATCAGCTGCCGCGAGACGAAGTCGCGCTGCTCCTTGACCATTCGCGATTCACTGGCGAATGTGGGGTTATTGATCTGGACGCCGGGGCCCATCTTCGCGAGCATGGTGACGACCTGACGGAGTTCGGCGACGACTTCGCCGATGTTCCCGTTGCCGCCCTGGAAGTCCCGACGGACCATCTCCTCGAACGCCTGGGTCTGACGCGGAGACAGCACACGCTCCGGCTCGAGGATGCGCTTCTGCATGTCGCCAATGCCGTTGCCGATGCCGCCCTGGTCGTACCAGTTCTTTTCCTCGTGGTGAGCTTTCGCCTTCAGCGGGTCTTCCCAGCGCTCGCCGACGTACTTGTCGAAGACCTCGCCCTGGGTACGCGGGTCCGGACCCGGCGTCTTGCCTGACGCAGCCCACACGTCGGGGCTGTACTGGCCGAGGCCGTAATACTTTCCGTTGCGCGCCTCGGGATTCCAGCTGGATTCCTTGTTGATGATCCAGTCGGTGGCGTCCCATGGTGGGCCCTGTCGCCACGCCTCGCGCAGACCGGACCGGAACGCATCCTTGATCGTGTTGCCCGTCGGCGCGACGCTGCCGAGGCCGCCCAGGTCCTCACCCGGACGCGGCTTCGTCGTGCCCGGATCGGTCACCCCCGGCCGCTGCTGCGGAGCGCTCGGCAGCGACTTGGCGGCCCGCTCGTGTTCCTGCTTCTTCGCCAGCTCGGTCGACTCGTAGCGAGCCTGCATCCCACGAAGATCGGAGTCGAGCTGCGCGCGCAGTTCCTCACTGCGGCGCTTGTGGATCGCCTTGTCGAGACCGTTCTTCTTCTCGACGTCGAGCGCCTTCTTATCGGCCTCGTACCGCTGCCGACGAGCCTCGCGCTCCTGGTCGTACTTCTGCTTCCGTGCGAGCTTTTCGTCCTCGTACTTCTGCTTCAGGCCCAGCACCGCCGACGGATCAGACCCCGGCTCGCCCGGCTTAGGCGTCTTGCCGATCGTCGAGTTGTAGCGCGACGTCGCCTCGGCCACGCGGGAGTCGTACTCCTGCTTCTTGGCAAGGTCGTCCTGCTCCTGCTTGTGCTTGAGCTCGTTCAGCTTCCGCTCGTAGGTCGCCCGATCGATCTTCTTCAGCGTGTGCTCGTTCTCGAGCTCCTGCTTCTTCTGCTCGAAGTCCTGCTTACGGGCGAGCTTGGCCGACTCGTAGTCCTCCTTCAGGGACTGCTTTGCCGCATCGAGTTCGGCCTTCGCCCGTTCGCGCTCCTCCTTCGACACCGTCGGCCCCGAGCTGCCGTTCTGGCTCTGGTTCCGCATGTTCATGTACTCGGAGTAGGCACCGACCACGCCCGGGGTATCGCTGATGCCGAACACCGAGAAGATGTCCTGCAGCTGACCGACGACGCCAGCCTTCACCGCGTCGCCGAATAGGCCCGAGATCGACTTCTCGGTGCTGCCGCCCGAGGTGCTGCCACTGCCGGCGCCGTAGTTGCCCGAGCCGACCTGCTCCCAGGTGCCATCCGGACGCTGGACCCAGCCGCCGGGGTCAGAACCGGGGTCGTTCCATGCCGAACCGACGCGGAAGTAGGCGTGGTCGGTGAATGATGGGTCGTCGGCACCAGCGGCCGAGCCGCCCATCATGCCGCCACCGTTGCCGCCGCCCATTTCGACGTTGGTGCCGTCGGGCAGGGTTCCGGCCGTGTGGCCGCCGCCCGCGCCGCCGTTGCGCCACCCGAAACGCATGTCGCCCGATCCGCCGCGGCCGAGCTGTCCGCCCATCTGCTGAATCTGCGCACCCATCGTGGCGGTCGAGAACCGGCCGCCGAATGGGTCGAGACCTGCTGCGGCGCGCGCGAATGCGCTCATTGCGCCCGAGCAGTCGCCCCAGTTCACGCCGCCCCAGACGTACGGGGCGCCCGTCAGCGGCTGCGATGCGCCAGCACCCTCAGCGAGGCGCCGCAGCGCGTCACCGGTGATGCCACCATCAGCGAACTTGCGGAAGCGGTCGACGCCCGACTTCGCCATGAGCCGCGACACCGCGCCGCCGGCCATCTCCCCGAAGATGCCCGAGATGCTGTTCGGCATCTTCCCCGCAGGGATGAGGTCGAACCCGAACACCTTCGCGACGGTCGCGAGGATGTCGGTCGAGCGGCCGCGCTTCCCCGTGCCGAGCGGGATGAATGCCTCGCCACCGGTTTCCGGTTCAGCCCACTGGATGAGGCTGTTCGGTCGAGCACGTTCGATTACAGCCTGATTCGGCAGCTTCCCATTCGCGTACTGCTCGAGGTCGCGGAAGCCGCCGTTCGCATACCGGCGGATCGACCCCTCGGAGTTCGTCGCGAGACCGGGGCCGCGCCACACCCGACCATCGGGCGTGCGATCGCCGAGATTGAGTCCCCGCGTCTGCACGTTGATGTACGCCTGCCGCTCTCGTGCGGTGCGGTCCAGCTCGGTGTTGATGAGACCGAGCTTCTTCATGATCGCGGCGATCTCCATGTCGACCTTGGGGTTCGCCGTGGTCTGCGACAGGATGTTGAGCTGGTCCATCGACACGGCCTTGCGTTGCAGGAGCTGGTCGATGACGAGGCCCGCGGCGGGAGAGACCGATGTTCGGTCCAGACCTGCGAGCGCGGCCAGCGCCTCCCCGTTGCGGAGGTCGAACGAGTACTTGTCGAGGTCGATCTTCGGGTTCGCTGTCAGCGCGTTCAGCACCGCGACGTTCTGGGTGACGAGCAGGATCTTCGCTCGGGCATCCGCGTCGTCGGCGGTGATCTTCACCTGGTTGGTGTTCGGGATTCGCTCCACCGTCGCGCCCAGGCGTTCCAGGATGCCCTGCGTCTCCTGCGTGACCGCCGAGCTGTCGATGTTCATCGTCTTCTGACCCGGGACGTCGTTCCACTTCGCCGAGATCGCCGCCAGCTGCTGAATCGCCTCCGGGGCACCCTTCAGCGCCACCGTGACTTCGACGTCGTCGAGGCCGAGACGGTCTGCGGCCAAACGGATTTCCTCGGCAGATAGGCCGTACTGCTTCGCGAGCTGCTGTAGTGCGGCCTGGTTCTCGCGGTTGCGCTCGGTCATGTCCGCGCCCGACGCCGCGGCGTCGGTGGTTGCGTCCACGATGTCGACAAGCGACTGACGCAGTGCGGCACCGTTCTTCGTCGCAGTGTCGATGCCGAGCTTCTGGCTGATGAGCGCAGACCCGAAGCCTTCGCTCTGGTTGATCGCTTCCTTAGTGGACTCGGCGACCTGTCGCATCACTTCGTTGTGGCGAGCGATCGCCTCGCCTTCGGTGCGGGCAGGGTTAAGCGCGTCGAGTGCGGACTTCAGGGCGCGTGTCTTCTCTGCGGCCGACGAGGTCTTGTCGCCCAGGATGCGCATCGCGTCGCCGAGTTCAGAGACGCCGGGGGCCACTCGGGCGGCAGCCTCGCGCTGCCGAACGAACTCGTCGCGAATGCTCGTGAGGTTCGCTGCGGCCGTGGCGCCACCTTCCCCCATCGCGGTCAGGCGGTCGGCAGTGATCTTCCATTGTCCGTCAGTGCCATACAGGGACCGGGCGAGATCTTCGCTGGTCATCTTCAGGTCGGTCATGGCCTTTTGTGCGGCCATCGCCCGCTCGGCCTCGTTGTTCAAGCTCTCATTGGTTCGGAGCATGATCTTCGCGATGCCGCCGACTTCTTTAAGCTGGTCCCACGTCGACTTATGCTGATCAGCGGTGGTGCTCAGCGTCTTTCGGTACGCCTCGACCTGCTCCGCACCTCGCGCCCAGATGTCTTCGGTTATGGCGCCGCGGGTCTCGCGGAACGCCGCGCCCATCTTCAGTTGAGACTCGGCGAGATCCTTGACGGCCTGCTCCTGCGCCTTCGCCTTCTGGGTGGCGTCCGCGTGCGCCTGAGCACCCATGAGCAGGTATGCCCCAGCGGCCATCAGTGCGATGTTCAGAGGACCGCCGAGTGCCGCCGACAGTCCGCCTGCTGCGCCGCGTAGCGCGCCGAGTCCGCCGCTCGCTGCCGCGCCAGCGTTGGCGCCGAGCACGCGGATGTGGGCGCCGGCGGTCGAGATCTGCGGGTTCGCCTGCCGGATGTATCCGAGCGATGTCCGGTAGGCGTCGGTGAAGCTGCCGATGGCCGGTCGTACACCGCCGAAAGCTGTTCCGACGCGGGTGATTCCTGTGTGCATCGGCCCAAGTGCGGATGTGACGCGCCCCAGGATCGCCGGGACAGTTCGGAACGCCATCCAGGCGGCGAGGGCTGCCGTGACGTAGCCCGGGTGGGCCTCCATCAGGTCGCCGACGGTCTCGAGGACCGGGGCGAGTCCCTGTAGAACGCCCGAGGCGGTCTGCACCGTTGCGAGGAACAGCTGCCAGCCGCCGACGCCGAGTGTCGAGGATGCTTCAGCGAGCGCCGCGCCGATTGTCCGCGCCGCGGGACCGAGATCCATCAGCGAATCCCACAGAGCCGTGAACGTCTCGGCGGCCTGGTCGATTGCGCCCGAGCCCTCGAGGGTGGCGTAGAGGCCCTTGAGTTGGGGCACCCACTGGTCGAAGATCTTCACGTCGGCTGCGATCGCGAGATCCTTCACCTTCGGCGTCAGGGTGTTCACGGCGTCGGTCAGCCCGACGACGCCACCCTTCGCGCGGAGAAGGAACGGTTCCATGCCCGCGGCCGACAGGCGGCCCATCGCGGTCCGGAAGTTGGCGAGCTTCGCGGGCAGGGTCTCGCCCATCTCCTTCGCGAGGTTGCCGGTGCCATCGTTGATGGCCTTCACAACCTGGTCGAACGAGATCTTGCCCTCTTCGCCGAGGGTGCGGACCTCGGCAGTCGTCTTGCCGATCGACTTCGCAATGAGGTCGTAGATCGGCACGCCGCGCTGGGCCAGCTGCAGCGCCTCCGATCCCATCAGCTTGCCCGACGCCTTGATCTGCATCATGACGAGGCCGATGTCCTTCGCCGACGCACCGGAGGCCGACGAGATGTTCACCAGCGCCTTGACCGCGTTGTTCATGTCGTCGCCGGCCTGTACGCCAGCACCGCCGAGCATGGCTGCCGCCGCGGCCGCATCCGACAGCGACGTCGATGTGCCGGTCACGATGTCGTTCAGGTCGCCGAGCTGCTTCTTCGTCTGGCCGGCCGACAGCCCCATGTTGCGGAACTGGATGTCAGCCTTCTCGAGCGTGGTGATCCGGTCATAGCCAGCCTTGAACGCATCCTGCATCACCCGGGACGCGGCGCCCGCTGCCTTCGACACACCGATACCGAGCGCAGTGCCCAACGCCGTCGACATGGTGTGACCCATGCGACGGCCCGTATCCCCAGCACCCCGCTCGGCACCATTCAGCGCGTTGCGGATCCCCGGAGCGATACGGCTCGTTTCCGGAACGATGCTGATGTAGGCAACGCCTAGCTCCGTAGCGATGATGTGCTCCCTTCGCCGCCCGACTCAGGAGCCGAGACAGGCCCCCAGCAATCGCTGAGGGCCTGTCCCGAATCTCCGCTTGTCGCCGGAGCGCCGACGATGAACGTCGGCAGGAGAACGCTATGTCGGTGCGCTCCTGCTTCGTTCACGTTTCCGCTCCCTGACGTAGTCGTCGACCGTTCCGCGGTGGAAGGTCCAGCACCCGTTGGGAAGTTGTTTCCCGCCGAGCGTCCGGCCCAAGCGACGCACCTGGCGCGGTGACAATCCGAGGATTTCCGCCGCGACGTTCGCATCGATCAGTTCCGTTGGATCACAGTCTGTCTCGTCAACAGGACCCTGACCGTCCACATGTCCTGATTCGGACATTGCGGCGAGAGCCTCTGTGGCAGCAGCGAACATGACGTCGAGTACGTGGTTCCGCATCCCGTTGTAGGCGTGCTTCGCAACGCCCGCCTTGACCGCGAACTTGAGGAGCCGCAGCGCTTCCTCCCCTTCGATCATTACGACTGGGCCGAGAGCCCTGGCGCCGTCCGTCTTCGTGAAATTGCTCATGCCGCGCTCCCGCCCTTCTCCGATCGACGCGGGCGCCCGGGTGGTTTCGGGACGCGGCCGGCGGTGACCGACTGCGCTTGCTTCCGATCGCCATCGGCCCACTCGCGACACGCGTCGATGACCGGGCACCGACGGCAGACCTGGGCCGCGGCGAAGTGTCGCCGATAGCCGCCGATCGCATCTTCGTGCGGGTCACGCGGGTCGAACAGCTCCGCAGATCCGACACACGCCGCGCCACTCAACGACGCGGTTCCGCGGAGGATCTCGGCGAGCAGAGCGACCGACCCGGCCTCACGTCGCGTCTGGCCCCTCATGCCGACTCCCGGCTCGTCAGGCACTCGACGTGAGCCTTCACCGTCGGCTTGCACGGACGACCACACACACTGCACACGGCGAGCTGTAGCGCGTCTGACTCGGCAGCCGACAGGCCGTCACCTGTAGAGCCGCCTTCTTTGCCGAGTTTGCCATCATTCCCGGTCACAGATCCTGCGTCCGAACCGCTGACCTGCTTACTTGGCAAATCTGGCAAAGGTGGCGGCTCTGAGGGGTCGGCAGCCGTACCCCTGAGGGGGACAACTGCTCGGATGACGGTTGCATCGGCGTTGATTCGGTCCTTCACGACGCGTCCCCTTCCTGGCAGTTCAGGTGGCGCCCGGCGGCTATGTCAGCCGGGAGCGACATCCGAAAGCGGCAAACTTCGCACTGGTACTGGTTCTCGGTACCGGTATCAGAACCGGAACCACTCCCGCTCTCCTTCCATTCGCTGTAAGCAGCCAGCGCGGCCTGGCGGTTGCCACCAATCCGATTCGCGGCGTCATTGGCCGACTTGGGCGGAGGGTCCAGGGCCGCGATACGCGCAACAAGGTCAGGGGCTGCCCGATCGGCCGGCGGTCGTTCCCCGTCCTTCGCTGCACGAAGCGTCCATGTCAGCGAGTCGTCCGGGCCGGGACGCAACTTGAACACCGCCGCAAGCGGTTCCCGCTCACCCATGGGCGACTTCGCCCGCAAGCCGCCGTGTCGGTCCTTGTTCACGGTGACGTATGCGGTCCCGCCCCGGCCGGGTACGAACGCCTCTTTGGCCTTGACCCGCAGCGAGACCCCGCCGACCGCCCGACGTTTCGCCGGAGACCCGGTAGGCCCTGAAGCACGCGACTCAGCGCCTTTAGCCAGATGATCAATCAGCACCACACACGCCCCGGTCTTGACTAGTGGCTTAATGACGCGTGTGTGGGTCGTCGTAAAGTCATCACCCGAGTTCGACGACGCCTTGAACATCGGCAGCAGTTCGCCGAGTGAATCCAACCCGACAAGGTGCGGAGTCCATGCCTGGCAGTCGATGACGACCTGCATCAGTTCCGCTGGCCCATCCGGTTCGATGTAGCGAAACCGGCCAAGGTCACCAAGGACTCCGACGGGCACGCCGAGTTGCAACAGCCGAGCTGCCGTCGACACCGCTCCGTTGTGATCCATGTCGATGAACAGTCCGCGACCACCGCTCATGAGGGTCTCTGCGAGTGCGCACAGCAGAATCCACGTTTTGCCCTCCTCGGGGTCGGAGAACAACAGATTGAGCTGCCCGGAGTAGAAGAGACCGACGCCGTCGTCGCGACTCATGACAGACGGAACCGGAGGGTCGGGAAGCTCACCGGCGAGGAGCGCCGCGATGTCGAAGTACGGTGCCCGCTCGGGTGGTGTGTCCGGGAGGTGGTTCCGGTTCTGAGTACCGGTATCGGAACCGGTACCAGTGGGTGGTTCCGTGGTTCTGGTACCAGGTTCCGGAACCAGTACCACCTGCGGATTTGTGGTGGTACCAGCGTCGGAACTGTGCTGGTCAACTGGTACGGAACTGGTTCCGGAACCAGCAGAACCGGTGGTTCCAGGGTGGTTCTGGCTCATGCGGCCACCCCCCGGGCAGCGCTGAGTCGCTCCCAGAGCACTCGCACAGCCGCCCCTTCCCTCACGAACGTCTGCCACGCATCGGCCTCAGCACCATCTCGGGCGCGGCCAGCGATGGCCTCAGCGGCGGAGATCATCCGCTCACGAACCACCTCGGCGAGGACCGCGGCCGCGTATTCCATGAGGCGTATCCCCGGGGCCGTGGTGGTTACCGCGTCCAGCACGCGCTGTTTGACGAGGTCCCCGCGGTGGCCGGCGTACAGGCCGTGCCGCTGCATCGCATCGTTGAGAAGAACGGCTTCGGGCTGGGTGCCGTTCTTCGCCATCTCGAGGATGACGTCTAAACACTCGGCGGTGGGGGTGTCCAGGAGTCGAATGTCGTCGGGTGTGACTGTCGTGAGGGCGCTGACGATCGTGCCTGGTGATGCGTCCAGCGTTGCGGCTAGGAGTGAGACTGTGAGGGTTGTGCTCATGCCGCAGTCCCCCGCCCACACTTCGGACCGACGCCGCGCGATTTGGAACGCTTAGCCGTCAACGGGGCCCCACAGATGCGGCAGCGGACGGCCAACACGAATGTGCCGGCTCGGAGTGCGGCGAGGAGGAGTTTGTCACCGGGGTCGATGAATCCATCGGGATACCCGGCAGAGGTATCGGTAGACTGTTTGGCAGACATAGTGGATGTCCTTCCGGGCCCCGACCTCGAACGCCGCCGAGGTCGGAGCCCTTTTGGGTAGTGGGTAGAGATTTTGACCAGGAGCCCAAGCGCGAGCCGTTTGCGCGCGCCACCCAAAACGAAGGGCCTCTCAATGAGGCTGTGCGGCATCACCTCCCGACGATGCGCCCAGCGCGGTGCACTCGTTGCCGCCGCAGTCACGCATCACGATCACCCCCGTGGGACGCCTCTGCACTTGCCGCTGCATCCTTGACGGCGTCGCGCATTCGAGCGCCGGCGGCCTCGCAGCAGTCGAGAGCTGGAGCAAGAACCAGACTGGTCATCAGAGTCAGGGCGAGCGCGGTCAGATACGCGTAGTACTCAGGCTCGTTCGACGCGGCCCATCGCTTTGCAACCTCACCGGCGGCATCGTCATCGCCTGCAGTGGAGGCCATTTCGTACATCAGCCGTGCTGCATCAATCTTGAGCTGGGGGACGCCGATGACCGACTTCGGGGTGCCGTCACCATCGGTGATCAGGACTTGGTCGGGCGAATTTCTCACAGAGTCACCAACTGTCAGATGAGCCGTCGACACTTCAGCAGGAACCTCGCTCGGCCGCTGTACCGCACTGTCGCCGATCCCTCGGGCAATCGAGATCACCTCGGCCAGAGTGGTGCACAGCTCCTCGGCCGCGGCGATACTCAGCGAGGCATCCTCGTCGACCTCACCGTCCGTGTCGGCGATGTGGACGAAGATTCGCGCTGACCCGTCCTCGTCGGAGGCGTAGCCCGCACCGACCGCGAGATCGAGTCGGCCAGCGTCTGACGCAGCCGTGTAGTTCGAGAAGACATGCTGACTGTGGCCGTCGTAAGCACTATCGCACCAGGAGTATCCGCAAGTCATTCCGTCACCTCGGCGGTGAGGAAGTCGGCATGGTGCGCCAGATCGCCAATCGCGTGTGCGCCGGCCAGCATGAGGAGCTGCCCGAGCTTGATCGCGGCCGCCGGTGCCATCCGGACTGCGTCGGCCTGACTGAAGTGGAACTCGACAACATACTCGAGGAGGTTGACCGCGTATCCCTCTTCGCTGTTCGCATACCGAGAGAGCCGCACCACGGTGTCACTGGACTCTCGATCATTGTGCTCGATGCCGTCGATCCATCCGCTCGATACGAAGTGCTCGAACTCGCCGCGAGCGTCGGCGGGCAAGGTTGGCATTGTGTCGAGCTGGCGCTGAAACTCGATGAACGCAGCGGTATTCACGCGACCACCACCGTGGCCGAGATGATGTGACCACCGTCGACCTCGCCAACGAGGCCAGCCAGGTCGAGGAGATCACCGACGTCGCGGGGCTGGATGTCGGCGAGCATGTCGGTCGCTGGATCGACAGGGCCTCGCGATGTGTCGGCCGGGTGGTCTATCGTGAGGGTCATCTACTTCTCCTTCTGAGTGGTGGATTCGCCCGCGGTGACCCGGTTCTTGGCGGAGTCGGTCGTCGCGGGCGTTGTGTTTCCTCGGTCGAGGCCTTCTGTGAGCGCATCGGCGCGGTCTTCGAGGTCATGGATGAACCGGGCAAGGTTGTCCCGAGACTGCCCCTCGGTCAGGCCCTCCCACACCGACCACGCGTGAGCGATGCGCGCCTCGAGGGAAGCCAGCGCTTCGGCCCGGATGACGTCAGCGCCAGTCACGTTGCGGACGCCCGCAACATTCCCGGCGGCGGGAATGTCGTCCCCCGACCGGCGACCAGCTTCGATCGCGTCGAACATGCCGACGAGGTCCATTCCGCTCGGGTCGCCCATCTGGACGTGCGACGAGTCGACAGGAGATGGAATCCGCTCGCACGGGCGGGTGAACCGTGCCGGACCTTCGAACTCATCGAGGCCGAGACCAGTGTCCGCGTGCGCGTCGAGATCGACGTACCGCATCAGGCCACGCCCTGGGGGTTGACGGTGTTGGCCTCCAGGTATGCGTAGACATCTGACCACCGGTAGAGCACCTTTCGCCCGTGCTTGATGTACGGCACTCCGCGGTGGTGGTAGCGATCCTGCGACAGGGTGGCCGGCGTGGTGTGCAGGTATTCGGCAACCTCGTCTGGCGTCGCCAGACCGGACGCGCTGGACTTCACAGGGCTATCGACGATGGACAATGCAAGCTCCCCCTTGTTCGGATAATGCAGTCTGTGGTTCGGATCATGCTTAGTGATACCGGACGACTTCCACTTATGCAAGTACCGACCTAGAATCTGCAAGATGGCGACAAGGCGAGTTGAGCTCGGCCCCACAGGGCACCTGGTCCGCGAGAACATCTCGCGGATTCGCAAGCGACTGGGGCTCACCCTCCGCGATCTGTCAGCACGTTTGCCCACCGATAGACCGATGGCGCACAACACAATCAGCGAGATTGAGCGTGGTGCCCGGCGCGTCGATGTGGACGACCTCGTGGCGTTGTCGGCAGCCCTGGCTGTTAGTCCAATCACGCTTCTTTCGCCCCAGCTAGACCTGCCAGACGACACCCCTGTCGAGGTGACTGGAAGCGGCGCCCATTCCGCGCGACAGGTGTGGGAGTGGCTTCGCGCGAACTATCCCCTCGAAGCGGAAACCAAGTTCGATTCTGCACCCGATAACGAGTTCCGGCGCAACAACTTTCCGCGTTGGGCATTTGAAGAGGACCAGGCACGGGAGAGCGCAGTCGCGTCCGAGGTCGACCCCGGAGAGTTGGCGAGATTGACCGAGATGGTGGAGTCAATGCTGAACTCGATGAACCGAGCATCGAAGCGAGACGGTGGCGATGGCGACGATTGAGTCCTACTCGACGAAGTCCGGGCGCAGGTACCGGGTCCGGTATCGGACACCTGACCACCGTCAGACTGACAAGCGCGGCTTCGCCACGAAGCGAGACGCTGAGGCATTCGCTGCGACCGTCGAAGTGCAGAAGCTTTCCGGAAACTACATCGCCCCCGCCCTCGGACGCATCACGGTCGCCGAACTCGCACCGGACTGGCTACGCCGCAAAGAATCTGACGTCGCGCCGTCGAACTACCGAACTCTCGATTCGGCGTGGCGAATCCACGTCGAACCGAGGTGGGGACGCCGCCGCGTCGCCGACATCGAACTCGGCGAGGTTGAGCAGTGGATCGCTGAGATGGGCCGCACCCTCACCGACCGCGACGGCACGGTCATTCGGAAGGGTGCCGGCGCGACGACGATCCTGCGGGCGTACGGCGTGCTGGCCGGGATCCTCGACGACGCGGTGAAGTCCCGACGTCTCGCAGCCAACCCCGCGCGCGGTGTCGAGAACCTGCCGAAGAAGGACCGCAAGCGCCACGTGTACCTGTCGGCCACCGACGTCGACCGGCTCGCCACCGAGGCGAAAGCGTACCGGGTCCTGGTACTCGTCCTCGCCTACTGCGGACTGCGGTGGGGCGAGCTCGTCGCACTCCGCGTCCGCGACGTTGAGTTCCTCCGCCGCCGCCTAACCGTCCACGACAACGCCGTGCAGCTCGGCGTCGAGCACGCCGTCGGCCGCACGAAGTCCCGCAAGACCCGTTCCGTCCCGGTCCCCCAGTTCGTCCTCGACGAGCTCGCGACGCAGTGCCGAGGTAAGGACCACGACGACCTCGTGTTCCCCGGGCCGGGAGGTGGGTACCTCGCGAGGCCCAAGTCGACCCGCGGATGGTTCGCCGGCGCCGTGAAGCGTGCCGGTGTTCAGTCGATTACCCCGCACGACCTCCGGCACACCACAGCGAGCCTCGCGGTGTCCGCTGGCGTCAACGTCCTCGCGCTCGCGCGGATGCTCGGCCACACCTCGGCGAAGGTCACCCTCGACGTGTACGCGGACCTGTTCGACGACGATCTCGACGCCGTCGCAGTCACCCTGAATCAGCGGTACTCGCCGCAGAGTGTGGGCAAAGTGTGGGCAGACGAGGGTCAGACCACCTCACCCTAGATAGCAAGATGGCCCCCTACCTGGATAGATAGGGGGCCATCTCTGGCGGTGGCGGAGGGATTTGAACCCTCGGTACGGGGTTACCGCACACAGCATTTCGAGTGCTGCACCTTCGGCCGCTCGGACACGCCACCGCGAAAGACTGTACCGCAGCATGGCGGTGAGTCTTAAATCAGCTGGTCAGAGCGATAAAGCCGGGTACAGCGGGTGATCAGTGGCCGGTCAGCTTGTCCTTGACGTCGTCGACTTTGCCCTTGACGGCGTCGGCCGCCTCGGTGATCTTCTGCTTGCCCTGAGCCTGGGTCTTGTCGCCCTTGCCCTCGTTCTTGAGGTCGTCGTTGTCGGTGAGACTGCCGGCGGCTTCCTTGCCGCGGCCCTTCAGCTCTTCGGCCTTGTTCTTGGCGTCGTCAGTGGTTCCCATGAAGCCTCCTCGATGAGGTTCGGCGCGGCCCGGTGCCGGCCGAGGTGGAAGAACTCAGCGGCCATCACGCGCCGGTGGCTCGACGCGAGCGTCGCTATAGGAGCTGACTCCTGATTCCCACCGTGCCACAGACACTCCCCGAGCTGCAGAACCGCAGGTCACAGGGGCTCAGCGGTTGTTGAACTTCTGGGTCACCTCAGTGATCTTGTCCTTCGCCGTCGTCACGGCCTCCTGGACCTTCTCGTTCTCGGCGAGTTCGCTCAGCTTGTCCTTCGCGGTGCCGAGAGCGTCCTGGACCTGCTTGCTCTCGACGAACTCGTCGATCTTGTCGCGGGCGGTGCCCAGCGCTTCCTGGACCTTGCCGCTCTCGGCCAGTTCGTTGATCTTGGCCTTGGCGGTGTCGAAAGCTGCGGTGACCTTGTCGGCCGGGTCGGACAT